GAAATAAAACATATAAACAGCATAAAGTTTCTCATAAAGGAAAGTATAATTATTTAAGACACTTAGATTTAACTGGTTGTTATTTAGTTCCTTTACATGGAAAAGATATAGATAATAATACTATTTCCGGAAGTATTCCTACTCAAAGAACTGACATTTATGGAGGAAATTTTTCGGAAGTAATTTATGTAGTCTCACATGTTTATGACACTATTACTTCTATTACTGATGATGAAGACTTTTCTTTTATTACTTTAGATAGAGCAATAGGGGCAAACACTCAATATAAAATTATGCAACCATCTCCTGTATGTATGTGGCCTAATAGTCCAAAAGAAATACAAATTAATCATATTTCTGCAAAATACACTAAAATGCCTGAGTCCGATAATATGTATGGTAGTATTAATGATTTTGGTTATAAAGAAGGAAGTCGTAGAGATAGGGAGATTGGTGGAGTAAGTTATAATCAACCTAACAATAACGAAGGCATATCTTCTATGTATGTAATTGTTGATTTAGATAATAAAGGGGGTTATGGAAATACTGTTATTAGAAGCACTTCTGCAAATGATAATATATTGGCTTCTACTTCAAATACCTTTAAAGGCGAGTTGTGTCTTAGTGATGGCGAAACTAATTTATTAACAGGAGTGCTTCTTTCTAAGAAACTTAGCCCCGATGTGCATACTATAACTCTACAAGAAAGAACTAAACTTCTAGGAGTTGTTTCGTGTTCAGAAACTTTCGAGTTAAAAGTAAATGGTAGCATATCAAGAGACACAAAAAGGGCTATGATTGGAACAAATATAGATATTACTAAGGAGTCGGAAGCATTAGTTGAAGAATTACTTACTGAAAACAATGTTCCTTTTTCTTTAGTTCCTTCTTCTTATCCTATTTATACTTCACCCGATTTTCAAGGAACTTCTCTATATATTCTTGCTAAATATTTATTATCTCTAAAAAATAAAACCATGTTTGATAATGTAGGAGTAATCACAGTAGTTGAAGAAAATAGTTCAACCCTAATGTCAAAGTTTGAATTTGATGATTCTAATATAATAGAATACGAATTAGTAGATAGCGGGTTTGATTTCTATAATGAAATTATTCTATATGGTAGTTCTCATAAATCAGTAAAAAAGAATATTAGAAGTATTAACGAAGTAGGCAAAAAGACACTAGAAGTTTTTGACAAGAAATTGACTAATCAAAAAGAAGTAGATACGAGAGCGATGGAACTACTTAAAATACATAATATCGAAACGACTAATTTAGAGATAAAAACACATATTAGATTTGCTCAAACGATATCAAGTGGCGATATAGTTTCAGTTATTATTAACCAAGAAAACATTGAGCGTAATCTTTACATGGTATTAGAAATGAAATATGAAATTTCTGGACAAACTACACTACTTCTAGGAAAATATTCTAAAAGCATAGAAGACAGATTTGCTGAGATATTATTGGCTAATAAACAAACAGATTCTTACATAAGAAGAAAAGACTATATAGAAAACGAAAATGCGTTTGATTTCTTTGAAGACATTAAAATAAAAGAAATCAACTTAGTTATAAGAAAACGAACTGCGACGGGAGGAACTCTCGGTTTTACAAGCACTTTAAATATAGGAACTACCACACTTGGATTTGGAAGCGGAGTTTCACACACCGTTCTATTGGAGGAAGATTTATGATAACAGATAAAGCAAAAGAACTGCTGGCAACACAACTTAAAACCCTAATTACAGCAGGAACGCATAAAATAGGATTAGGCGGAAACTCTACTTCTCCATTGGCTACTGGTTTAGATGTAGCCGTCACAGGCATTACCGTATCAAAAGCAATTGAACAGGCTTCTGGAAATAATATACAAGTTAAATTAGAAGTGCTTGGTTCAGATATTACTGGATTAGTAATTAGAGAAGCGGGTATATTTGATGGAGCAGGAACTCCTAATCTTTTACAAAGAGTTAATTTTGAAGGAGTCGGCCCTTTTAGTAGCACTGAAAGATTGCAGATTTTTATTAATATAGAGGTGGAATAAAATGGTAAGTAACCCGTATCACATAAGCAGACAAGGAACGACAGTAAGCGCACAAATAACAGATGGAACAGATGCTCCCCATACGGGGCTTATTAAAGCATTAAGTGTTTATTCTTCAGGTAGTTATCCTGTAAGAACTAGTTCTGATTTTAACATTACTGCTGCATCAGCCTCAACAATTAACATTACTGCTGGAAAAGTAGTAAGAGACGGAAAGTTAATGGGTGCTATTACTGCTGGAAGCGGGGTCGCAATAGGAACAAATACTGCTGGAAGCACTTATTCTTTAGTGGTGGTTAATGCTTCTAATGCTTTTGCTGTAAGAACTATTGCAGATGTAAATAAAGTTCCCGAATTAACCGCCGGTGATATTCCTATTGCTTTAGTATTATATACAGGTGCTAGTGGAACAATGGAGTTTCAATACTTTACTACCGCAAAGGATGAAAATTCATTGACTATTGCTCATAATGGTGGAGGAACAACATATACTGAATCAGGTAGAATTACAGGAGATACAAATAGTATTGACATTGTTTCTACTATTACAAATGCTGATATTAACATTACTCCTAATGGAAATGGTAAGGTAGTTCTCGATGGTCTTAATTGGCCTATCGCTGATGGTGCGGCCAATACTCTTTTGAAAACGGATGGTGCTGCTGGATTATCCTTTATTGCCGAAGGAACAGGAATTACAATCGGCTCGGATATTTCAGTAGATGTATCTGAGTTTATGTCTAACGGTGCTAATAATTATATATTAACTGCTACTGGTGCTGACACTTTTCAAGGAGAAACACAACTTCAATATGACGGAAGTAACTTAAAAGTTGTTGGTGGATTACAAGTAGGAGGGGGTTTAGAGTTCACTATTACTGAATCAAGTGATGATATTACTTTGTCTAATACTGTAAATGATAAAAAAATAGATATATCAGTAAAAGACGGTGGGGGAACAGGTAAGAGAGCCACATTTACTGCTGATACGCATTCTGATGAAATTATTCTTAAAGGAATTGAAGAAGTAATTATTGTTTCTTTATCCGATGAAGAAACAGATTTGTCTACTGGAACAGGAAAGGCTTCATTTCATATGCCTTATGCTATGACATTATCTAAAGTTAAAGCAAGTGTAAATACCGCCCCCGTAGGAGCAACTATAATTGTTAATATAAAAGAAAATGGAACTACCATTCTTTCTACTAATCTTTCAATTGATGCTTCGGAAACAACTTCGGAAACTGCTGCAAGTGCGGCTGTTATAAGCGATGCTGCTTTAGCAGATAATTCTTTAATTACCTTTGATATAGACCAAGTAGGCGGTTCAACTAAAGGCAAAGGGTTAAAGGTAACTTTATACGGAAAGAGGGTTTGATTTGGGAGTAATTATAATTAACCCTTATTTTCAAATAGGTGGGGTAAATCCTCCCTCTAATCTTTATAGTGAAGATAATGTAGGTAATGGTTCAGTTGGTGGTGGAAACAGTAGAGTTACCTTAACTGATTCTATTTTTGGTGTTCAGCAGGATGTTGCCGTAGATGGAAAACCAATTGAAGTCCGAGCAGGTTTCACATCCACATTCGAGTTTAATGGACAACTAACAGGAACAGCCACTTCTATTTCTTGGACTGTGAATACACTAGATAATTTTGCTGGATTAGTTACTGGGATAACCCCTAATTCTGGAACATCAATTAATTTTTCTCCTGTTTTTAGCATTAATCCTTCTGGAAATCCGGGAGATATGGCAGTATTTCAAATAGATTTTACAGCAGTAAATAGCGCCGGAAGTGGCAATGTTGTTTTTGATATTATGTTAATTTTGCCTTGATTTATTTAAGTGAACAAAATTCAAAATAAGCAAAAATTAAAATTTTCGTTTAACTAAGAAAAAACCAAAAAAAAAGAGAGAGGCCGAAGCCCCTCTCAATTTGTTTTTTCAGACCAAATGCCTAAGCAAGCCCTACACTCCCACAATTTTACTTGCTCGGTTGAACCCACATAAAACCCTAATAATCTTTTTGCGAGCGTTTGTTCCTTACAGTAAGGACAAACTTGTTTTAATCCCATATAATCACTTTGTGTTATTGTTTTCATTCATCAAACGCTTCATATATTCTTCAACGCTTTCATCGGTGATATTAGTTCCACCAAAAGCAGCAAAGAACAAAAGCATTAGAATTACCATGAAAACAAATAATCCAAACCATTCCCAGCCGGTCATTACCAATTCACCTCCAATTCCAAGTGTTCTCCCTTTTCAACTGAAAAGGCTTTAACAAATCCGTGTTGTATTCCGTGTTCCCATAAGTCATACACTAATTGAGTATCTTTCATACAATATTCTACTACTGCATCATATTGGCCCATTTTCCATAACTTAGGTGCATCTGCGCTATCCATTAGTTTAGAGTCATTCATAGTGCATTTAACTAGATTACTTAAAGGGAATCTTTCTTTATGTCCTTTCAATAAATCTCTTGATGTATCAATAAACTGTTCTTCTTTAATATACTTATTTATACAATAAATATCCATTGAGTCTCTTAATATAGGTAAATCAAATGCTTTGATATTATGACCTAAAAGACGGCCGCCCTTTTGAAAATGCTCATCTAAGTCGTATTTAAGTTCACTTAAAGATTTAACTATGTGGCCTGATTTAGCAAAAGAATCAACAGGCTCATCAACATAAACAGTTCCAGTAGTTCCATCCCAAGTAGCAACAGTTGATACTTGAAACATATGAGTATTACCGAATCCGCCTACATCATAAGACATATTCTTAGTTTCAAGGTCAATCGCTAGAACTGACATTATAATCATTCTCCAGTATTAGACCAAAGTTTGCTAATTTTTTCTTCTTCTTTATTGACTTTTGGTTTATCATCTAAATCAGTTCTTCTTTTTAGGAAGCAAACGATTTGTGAACCTGCAACAATTAGTTGAGAACAACATTCCCATCCATCATCACCGTAAGTATTGAGAGTGTCAATAATTACTTTTGGCCCTTTTGATACTTCAAACACTAAATATGTATTTTCCCATTTCATTCTTCATCACCTTGTATCAACCTAATATAAGTCTTGTTTCCTGCTTCTTTCTGTTCTTCAAACTTGTGTCTAATTACATCGTAATGTCTATACACTTGCGCCCTTGACTTCTTAGCCTTGTTTCTAACTTCTGTTAGGAGAATTGTTTTATTAACGAAGCCTTCCTCGTCTTTATTTAATTTGTCGTAAATATCTAAGAATACTGATTCTAAGGAGTTTTCGGCAATACTTTGCCGCTTCGCTCGTAGGCTTCGCTCTAGCCAATCAACCAATGTCATATAACACTGTCGGATAATCGTTGCCGCTTGACGGACATTATGCCCCGTAACAATAAATCTTTGGTCTTTATCTTTGATAGATGGCGCACTAGCCACACTACACAGAACAGACATTTTATACAGTATTTTCATCAAACGGGTGGTAAAATTACCCGCAATTTTAGCAACATCGCTTCTAGTATTATGTAGATAGGCTCTCATGTTTTCATACTCTAGTCTCAACACATCATTGAAATCGGCAGTATAAGTCATAGTTTTAAGTGGGTCGCCGCCCATATCATTAAATCTTTCTTGTGTGATTTTATATAAATTAATCATAGCCTTAACATATTTATCAATAGGAGCATTTA